TTAACTAACTTTTTCTCGTTCTTTGACTCTAATTGCTCCAACAATTCTATTTACTTTTTTCTGTGGGAACTTTTTATCATCTGTAACTAGTTCAACTAATTTAAAAAGCTTTTCTCCATTTTCATTTATTTCATCTATCGTAAGATATTTTTTCTGATAACCTTTCTTTGGTTCATCTAATCTTGCAATCTCGTAATAAGATACTTCATAATATTCATTTAATTTATTGATATAGTCTTGTAATTCTTGCTTGTCCATCATAATTGTTGTTCTAACATCTTTACCTTTTTCATCTGCAATAGTCATATCAAACATTCCGTTTTGCATTAATTTATATACTGCTTCTATAAATGTTTTTCTTAATTTCATATTAACTAATTTGTAGTTTCCTTTTTTATCTTTTTCAATAGTAATACTTTCCAAAAACTTTGATATAAATTCTTGTTTTTCTTCTTTGCTTTTGTTGTTCCATTCTGTTATCAGCATATCGTAAAATTTATTAGAACGAATTAACTTTTCTTTTTCCACATCTCTATCAGCCATTAAGTGTTGTGGAGAAAAAGTTTGCTTATTTAAGTCAATGGCTTCAATGCGTTTTTGTTCAAGCAGACTTAGCTTTTCATCAACTTCTTTATATTCTTTTGAAAATTCCTCTACATCAACAATTTCTTTTAAATATGCTTCTTTTATTCTGTTCTTTCTACTTTGTAATGATGATATTTCTTTATCTAGTTTGGCTGTATTTCGTTCTTTCTTATCAGCTAAAACAGGATAAAAGTATTTCTTTACTGTCATATCATATTCAATTAAGTCCATTATCATTGGCATTACCTGTTCTTCAATTAAATCTTCACGAAGATAAATTTTACAATCTGTACAATGGTAATACATATATTTCTTCTTTTTACCACCAGTTCCTTTACATTGCATTATTTTGCCACATTTTGGACATATCATCTTCTGCATAAATATATAAACTCTATCTCTACAATATGCTCTTTGATTTTTCTCTTTTTGAATTTGAACATCTTCAAACATTGCTCTTGTTATTATTGGTTCTACAACATTAGGATATATTACAGGCTCTTTTCCTTGTTCTTTTGCGACTCTTTTAAATCTTTCGTAATCTCCTACATAAATTCTATTATTGATTATTTTTTCAATTTTAGAATCTTTCCATTTCTTTGGACTTAAAACCTTTTCTTCGTTTAGAATATTAGCTATTGTCTGATAACTTTTCCCCTCAAGATACAGATTAAATATTCTAACAATTATATCTTTTGTAGTTTCATCAATTCTCACTTTCTTTGTTTCATCTCTTTTGTAACCTAGTGGGCAAGTTCCGTGGAATATGTCCACATTTTATAGCACCTGTTAGACCGAATTTTGTTCTTTCGCTTACTATTTCAATTTCTAATTGTGATAAAACAGTTAGCATACGGACAAAAAATCTACCGATTAGCCGTGCTGGTGTTTACATCATCACGGTCGCAAACAAGATAACAATGATGTGTTTCTAAATCTGATATTAAAACCTCTAAATCTCTTACAGACCTTGTAACTCTATCTAGTTTATATGCAATAATATAATTAATTTTACCTGCTCGCATATCTTCTAGCATTTGCTGAAAAGCTGGTCTGTGTTCCATATCTTTTGCGGATATTCCTGCGTCCTTATAAACTTTGTAAATTTTATAATCTTTATATTCACAAAGTTGTTTTAGCTTTTCCTCCTGTTCTCCTAAACTAAATCCTTCCCTTGCCTGATCTTCTGTACTTACACGAATATAAATTCCTGCGACTTTTCTTTCTTCATTCATTACAACATTACCTCCTTCTTTTAATGAATATAGAAAGACACTAAAAAAAGTGCCACATAGCATATCGGCTTAGCTATTGACACTTTAAAGTTTTTATTTATTGTTTTAACTATCTCTATTTTTTCTTTTAAATATAATTAATAAATCAATATAGTACAATTTTTTAAAAACTCTAAAATATCAACATTTTGACTTGCTATGTTATGTATTCATTAAATTTTGATAGTGGATATTTATTTTCCAAACTATCTATGTAAAAGTAATCTTGCTCATTAAAGAATAAGTACAGCTTATCTTTAATAATTACTCTGTGTGGCTCTACATACGCTAAATTGGTATGTTCCACAATTCTTAAGGTACCATTGATAATTTCTGGTTTAACCTTTTTCATTTTGCAAGTCCATTCAATTTTAGAGAGTAATTCTTTACTCATATTGATTTCTTTTTTAATTATATGTAACATATATACCACAAAAACCTCCTTTTTTCAATATTTTTGGTCAAAAAAAGACCGTTTCTTTTGAAACGGTTTAAGATTTTTGTGTTCATCAAAATTTTTGTTGTCTTGGAATTAAGTTATATCAAGACTTTCAAAAAGTTCGACGAAAACTTGTCTTGGTGCCTCGAACGGGAATCGAACCAGTGACACAGGGATTTTCAGTCATTTATGCATTTTCCTTATAAATAGCTATTTATTAACATTTATCAAAGTCTATATTTATTTTGACACACATTTTGACACACTTAAGTTCATTAAAATTTTTTTCTAAATTAATTAAAAATTTTCAAAAAAGTATTGACAATTTATACTATGCACAGTATAATATAACCATAGCAAGGAGGTGATAAATATGAAGAAATTAATAAAAAAAGCCCTTTCCAAAATAGCAGTTTGGAAAAGGCAAAAAGCTAGAAAAAAAGAAGTTAAAGCGATGTTCGATATGCTAAAAACTCTTTAATCTAGACAAGAGAGACGCAAGTCTCTCTTGCATATATAATTATATATTATTTAGTATCAAAAATCAAGGAGGAATTAATATGTCCAGAGATTATAAAAAAGAAAGAGAATGGCAATTACAAAAATATGATCAAATTAGAGCTAATATTGATAAAGAACTTGGAGCAGCTTTAAGAGAAAAATTAAAAAAAGAAGGAAAAACTATTGCTAGCTGGGTTACAGAAAATGCAAAAAAATATTTAGATAAATAAAAGAGGCAATAGAAATAATCTACTGCCTTTTGCTTATATGTTATTTGCAATTTTTTTAATTTTTCTAAAGCTTTTTGTTTGACTCATGTACTTTAGACTTTCAAAATTTAAAATTAAATAATTTCTTACTAATTTTCTATACTCTTTTTTGTTTTTTACATTTAATTCTTTTATCATTCGTAGAGATCTTTGATATGTACTTTTCATATTCATATTATACCATCTCCTTATGGATAGTATAACATTTTATGTTTACTTTGTATCGTGAAATTTGTCGAATGAATTAAAATTTTATTTTCTTCCAGATTTTTCTATTTGTTATTGCATTAATTGTATTTTTTTGTTATACTCACATAAAAAATACGAGGTATAAAATGGAATATTTAGATATAACAAAATTAAATAAAAATAAAAGTTGTAATATAAAAATTGGTGAATTATCTCCTAATATAATAAATTTATTAAATTTAGATTTAAATCCACAAAATATATATTTATGGGGTCCTAGAATTGAAGAACATTGTGAAAAACATAAATCCGAATATTCTTCTACATCTGCTTATAATGAAGCTATTTCAAATATTCCTTTAATTATTAAACAGCCTGATTTCGTGGGAGTGAATGAAAAAAATGGAAACATTCAATATATAAAAAAACTTACTGATGTTTCTTTAATAGGCGTAAAAATTACTAGTAATAATAATGGATTACTATTTAGGACAATATTTCCTATAACAGAAAGTAAATTAAGACATAATATAAAAACAGGAGTTTATAAAAAAATTAATTAATATATTTTAACGTAAAAGGAGACAGTTTGAACTGTCTCCTTCTTTCTGAATTATTTAGTGGGACGGCGTACCCCACATCTTTTTTAGACCATCTCTGGCTTGATAGCTGCCTTTCTATCCTTAAATAATTCTTATAATATTATATGTAGCTACATACATAAATATTACTATTGTGAAATTAATATACATCAAAGTGTAGAAAAAAGTCAACATTTTTTTGCATTTTTTTGCATTTTTTTTATTAATTTCTATATATATTTTAGCACTTTCTTTATATTTTGTAAACTTTTTTCATGTTTCCATATTTGACAAAATAACTTATATTTTAACAAAATAGATATAATATACTTAAATTATACCACACCTCTTCTACCTATTACTTATAAACATTATTTCTTACATAAGCATATCTACCAGTTTTAACTACATAAACATAGTCTACACTAGAAGATACATTTTTTATTATCTTTACTTGTGTTAGTGGTAAATATGTATATTTAGTACCTGTTAAATTACTCTTACTATATAAATAAGTTTTGTTCTTTAATCTTTTATATTGTCCAACTGTATTAGTTACAGTAGAAGATGAACTAGTATAATTCGATGTATTTATATATGCTACTCTTCCAGTGGCATTTACTCTAACTTTATCTACAGAACTAGATATATTATCTAATATAGTTACTGTTGTATTAGCTTTGTAAGTATATCTTGTTCCAGATAAATTAGAATTACTATATAAATAACAAGCTTTTGTTTTTCTTGTTTGTCCTATTGTATTATAAACATTTGAATTTGTATATGTAGATACTAAATAATCAGAAGATACCCATCTATTTGTACCTATTCTAGACCAATTTCCAGATGTTTCATACACTATAACACTTGTTCCATCTGCTAGTGCTACTACCTTACCATATCCTGTACCTGGACCACTTCTTACATTTACCCCTACACCTGTGCTTGTTTTTACGTATCTAGTATAAGTAGATGTTGTTACATTACCTGTATTTTCTTGTATATTTCCATCGTGCTTATATGCAAAAAATCTTGTATAGTTTGCGTATCTTCTAAAATTATCTACAGAACAATACACAGTATTTCCACTAACGGTTACCTTACCTCTTCTAGTAGAAGTTTCAAATTTTCCAGAATAAAGATATGGATCATAAATCTTTAATGTATCTCCTTCTATACCAGTAATAACCATAAGATGTCCACCTGTTGTAAATAGTCCGTTTCCTACAGATACTATTAAATAGTTATTATCTTTTAATAAATTTACAGCCATATCTAAGTTGTATGTTTCTTGATATCCAATATCAAAAACATCAGCTACCCAACGAAAAGCAGATAAATATGTACCATTTGATGCACTTCTATATCCATTATTTACGAATAAGTCAGCCATTTCAGGTGGAGTAATTGTTCCTTTTATAGCTGTTACCACCATAGCTGCAGAAGTTGGACCACAACCTGATGTTCCAATTGTTTGAGAACTATCTGAAACAGAACTATACATATGATTTTTCCATCTTGAATCTATCTGTGAATAATAAGTTAGACCAGAATAACTACCTAGACTTACTTGAGGGTATTGACTAGAACCTTCGTATGCAATCTGTCCTTGTAGTTCAAATTCTTCATTTTCTACTTCTTGTTCTTTTCCTATTTCTTCTTCTTCTGCTTCTGTTTGCTCTGTTATTTCTGTTGTACTTAATGCTTCTATATCCTCATTAGTCATCTCATATGTTTGTACATTATTTTCTGCTGTATTTCCTTGTGTTGTTTCTGTTATTTCTGTTCTTGTCGACAAACCAAAGTAAACACCTAAGCATAATATTATAACTATAACTATTACTACAAAAATCTTATACTTTTTATTTTTCATTTTCGACCTCCTATACTATAAATTTTTGTATAGCTTCTTTTACTTTATCGTAACCCAATTGACTTACTAAACTAGATGCTAAACCAATTAAAACAGCATAGATTACATTGTTAGTTGAAAAATCTATGCTTCCTAACTGATAATATAATAATGTTCCTACTAAACCTATTACTATTGCTACTACAAAAGCTGTTATATTTCCATCTGCACTAAATAACTTCTTTATTGCTTCTGTTACTAAACTTGCTAATATAGAAAAGCCAAGTAATAAAGCTAAAAACATCTCTACTGTCATCTCAATTCCTCCCTTCTATAATAATCCTAATTTTTTTACTTCTTCCCATTTATCATGCACATATGAATTTCCACCATTGTTAACATATCTTTCATATATTTCATAGGTTCTTTTTATTTGTACTTCTGTTTTTGGTACCCCATTTTCCAAGTCAGAAAGAAAGTTTATTAAATATGTTTTATCTGCATCTACTGTATGCTTTAACATATCTTCCTTACTTTCTTTTCGCATAAAATCAAGTTTATTATTTATATCATTTATGTTTTCTATTTTTTTATTAGTTTTCTTGCTTATCAATGTATTTGCAATTGTTCCTACAACTGTAATAATTGCAACAATTATTGTATCTCCCATATTTTCTCCTATTTTATATAAACAAATTAAAGAACATTAACAGCATTAAGCTTATTAATGTTCTTTTTATAATTCTTAATATCTTACACATAATATGTTAATGAATTTCTCGCATTAGCTTCTGTTACTTTCTCTCCCTCATTTCCATTTTTGTCTGTGTAACCACTAATTGTGAACTTCAATACCCCTTCTTCCATAATATTATCACTAGCTATTGTTATATCTGCTTGATATATAATTCCGCCTTTTCCATCTGAAGTTGCTTTCATTAGTATTTTTTGTTTTCCAATAGATAAGGTTGGTAAAGTTCCTAATTCTGTATTAAATGTTGCCAATATCCTAACTGTTTCTCCATTTGTAATTGTTGTACTTGATGTATTATTTTTATTATATACTTGAATTTGTACATATTCTGGAGGTGTAGTATCTGCAAAAAATGGCATTGCATCCAATTGAGATTTAACTTGTTCTTCCGTTAATCCGCTATTTAGCATATCTGTTACATCTATTAACATTGCATCTTTAACATATGCTTTACTTTCTGCATTTGCAAATGTAGCAGTCATATTATAAAATAATCTGTATTGTGTTGTTATTTCTGCAAATATTGTAGATATAGTTACTTCGTTTGGACTATTTTCTCCATAAGATTGTGTAAGATTAGGAGAGTTAAGTTGCTGTTGCCATTGATACATTGTATCTTCGCTTCCTCTAAATGTTACACGTCCATAATATCTATGCCCTGCAATTAAATCTTCTGTTAATTGAACAATCATAGAAGTTCTAGCATTTGTATTATCTAATTTAACCCAAGCAACAAATCCATCTTCTATTTCTTGCTGTACAACCATATTTACAAATTTTTTAAATCCATCAGTTCCAAAACGAAAATCTGCATTATATATTATATTCTTAACACTTGTTTCTTTTCTATATACAATTTTATTATTTAATTTAGCTTCTTGAACGGTTTTTCCATTCACTTTCATATCTGAAATTCTCATTCAACCACCTTCATATATAACACATTAGGCTCTTCAATTTCTGGATATTCTGTAACTATTTTTATTTCTCGTATTTCTGTAGATTTAATTGCTTTTTCAAATACTTTTTGTCCGATTCGCTTTATTCCATTTTCTCCTAAATATTCTTTTTTATCTGCCATATTTAACACCACCTTTTAAAGGTCTGCAAATATTTCGTCTATTCTAGAATTTTCTATTTCAACAAGATCATCTTCTTTTAAATAGTTTGTTAAGTCAACAGCTGTAGTTCCTACCTTTTCTGGTTTTCCGTTTATTACAAGATATTCATCATAAATATTGTCTTCTTCTCCATTATTTGACATTAAATAAATTATATTTGCATCTGTCATTTCTTCTGTACTTGTTACTATTTGTTTTTTATTAATATTTGCTAGTTGTTGTGCTACATAGGTTTTAGTAGCCATATCAGTTGTCGCAGAATTTATAGCACTTTGTACTTCGCTAGAAGTTTGATATCCTGCTCCATTTTCTAATTGATTGTTGTTTGTTGGAACGGTTACTGTTTCAGCTCCTAACGTTACTGTCTTTCCTTCTATTTTTGCATCTGTTATGCCATATCCAGCTAAAGTAGTAGGTTTTCCCGTCAAGTCAGCAAATTGTCCACTAAAGGAGCTGTCTCCTGCGTTTAAAATCTTTTGTTTTAGTTCATCTGTTAAGTTGTTGTCAGATAACACTTTGTAGTCTGTTTCACTTCCAGTTTTATGTTCTTTGTCTACTTTGTTTGCAAGTTTATTCTTTAATAGTGTTTTTATATAAGTTAAGGCATTTTCGCCAATATATTTCTTTTTATCAGCCATTTTTTACTCCTCCTATAAATCTGAAAATATAGATTCTAATTCTATATTAGTAAATTCTTCCATTTCGTCTTGCAATTTTAAATCTTTACTAGATTTATTTTCTTTAAGCTCAATGTTGTTTATTTTTGGTTTGTTCTCTAAGTTGTTATAATTAGTAGTACCACCAATATTCTCTGTACCAAATCCTAATTTTCCATTTATATTTATTTTCGATTCTATCCTTGCGTGCAAAGAGCATTTTTCGTCACACATTCGGTATCACCCTTTCCACAATGAATTTGTTAGTTTTAATTATTGGGAATACATCTCCATTAGCCATTTTTAATGTTATTCCATAAAAATAACAGCTAGGTTCTAGCTGTTCTGTGTCTTCTGGGTTTATTTTTATTTCCACTGTATTTGTTTGCATGTCTACTTTTATTTCTTTTCTTATTAATTCTTCTGTTTCTTCATCATTCTTTTTAACCGCCAATACCACTGTATCTCCAACTCTTAGAATATAGTCGTCTATTATTAAACTTAATATTCCAGTTGTTTTTCGCTCCAAATAAATTGTTTCATCTATAATTAGCATTTTTACACCTCTACAATTTTTCCGTTATTTTCCGTATTAAATACAAAGTTGTCTTCTAGTTTTATTTTTAACTTAAATTTAGAATTTGTATAAACTTTAGAAGGCTCTATATTTATTTGTTTAAAAAAAATCTCTCTCTCTTCCATTAAATGCACTTCCTCCATTTTCCTTCTTTTTTAATAACAAATACTGCCTTTTTAGGTGTTTCATCAGCTATGTAATATATTACTTTTGCTCTTTTTCTTGTTTGATCTTGAATATAATAATGGGCTGTCATTTGATTTCCATTAAAAATACATTGTACTTTTTTAGAGCTTGTCCAATCTTGATACTCATTATTTGTTATTAATATAAATTCTACAGTTGTTTTGCTAAGACTTGTTAGAGCTTTGTACAACTTGTCCAAATCATCTTGCATAAATGTGAACACTAAATTATTACCTTCTAATGCTCGTCTTTCTACTATTACATTTTCTCCGACTTTGATTGTTAAAAAGTTCCACCAGTTAGATTCGTTAGTTTTAGTAATATTTACAACATCTCCAAAAAAGAAATCATTTAAGCTCGTAAATCTAGCAATATCTAACGTTCTTACTTTGTATACAGAAGAATAACTATCTATTCCATTAACAGTAGCCTTTAATTGTATAGAATAATATGTATTAGGATTTAACCCTTGTACAGCAAAAGTTGCTTCTTTGTTCCAGTTGCCCCAGTATGGATTAATATTTTGCCAAGCTCCATTATTTACTTTGTATTGTATTGCGTCTACTGTTTTATCTAAATTATAATAAACATCAAAATGCTCTAATGTTGTATTTTGTATGTCAACAGAAGTAAAATTAGCTTGTCTTGCTATTTGTGTAAGCCAAACGGTTTGCTTGGCTTCACCCCAAAGCGGACCATATCCAGAACCACTTGGTAAATCTCCAGAAGCTGCAATTTCTATACTTAAACTACCATCCCAATTATGAGCAATATTATCTACGGTAGCACTTACAAGCTGTACAACTGCCCCAGGGGTTAAGCTTATATTTAATGTATTACTAAATTCTCTTCCTGCAATCCAAAGCTTTTGTGTCTTGTTATTAGCATAAGATGTATGATTATTACATCTTATGTATGATGTAGCTCTTACAGAAGAAGTATTATCCTGTTGATTTACATTAAATTCTTCCCACTCGATATAGTATTCATAAGCTTCATTATGTTGTGTTACATAACCAGTTATTTTGTTTATTATTCTTGCTTCTGCTTTTTCTATAGAATTTACTATTTTTGTTTGCTCTATAATATTCATTTTTTCTCCTAATCAAAATAAACTAAACCGATATCTCCTTCTTTTCCTTGAGAATCATCGGCTTGATTATGAAATATTTTTAATCTAGAATTTAAGAAATAAGCACTACCATCTTCTACTTTAGATAATAATTCTTCTAATTCTGATAACTTAACATTCCATTCTTGTTCGATAAAATCCCATATTGTATCAAAATCTAAAAAAGTTCTTCTATCTTGAAAATCTGTAATACCACTTGCAGAAGTTCTAAATCTAGCTAATTCGTACTGATATGTTCCAGCATTGTTTTTAACAATGTTATTTTGTGTCAAGACTGGGTAATTGCTAGCATTTTTTATTATTTTGTAATCAGCTTGTAAGAATGAAGATGACGTATTAACTGCATCAAGATTTATTTCCAACACTAAAGAACAATATTGACTATCTGTATCAGCAACAATATCCCTACCAGAATCTTCTTCTAGAAATCTTCCTTGTATACAGATAGCCCCAGAGGCGATATGTATATTGCTTCCAGTTGTTGTTATTGCCATTCCTTCTTTATAATTATTACTAACTCCATTTCTTCCGTGTAAGAAAGTATTAATAAAAAGAGCAAATATTTGATTGCCAAATATCTGCTCACTAAAAACGTGTCCTTTTAACATTACTTATTTTTCCTTTCCTTTTTAAGTTTGTCTATAAAGCCTATTCTTATATTTCCACAAGTATATTTATAAAACTTACTTCCTTTTTGTTTAGTAACTGCAGAAATATATGTATCATAAATCAAAGATTCTTTTGTCTTAATCGTTATCGGTGTTCCGACCTTAATTTCTCTATCGTAATAATCGAATGTGACATTATGATTATATGCATTTCCTTTAAATGTATCTAAAGCTTTTTGCTTTGCATCTTCTACATTTTCTGCATATACTACTTCTGTTTTGCCTTTGGCTCTATTTTCATCTAACATATCTTCTGTCGTTGTTCTATCTGTTTTTAGATATAATGTATATCTGCTACCGTCTTTTGCTATTACTACTACTTTAGAAACTACGTCTATTTCAAAAACTTCTGTATAATTAGAAATTGGTTGAGCGTTTACATCTATTAACTCTTTTTTTATTTCTTTATTTTCTATTTCAATTACTAGCTTTTTATTTTCTAAAAAGACGTTATATGTAATATTGTAATTTTGAGTACAGTTTGTCATGAATGTATGCAAATTGTATATATCGTTTTGAACATCTACTATTGTAGAAACAGACACATCTAATTTAGTATGTGTTTTTACTCTAATTTCTAAGTAATCTCGATTCATTAATATATCTTCATTATTAACAAAATTCTTATTAATTTGTTCTGCTATATAATCCTCTATTCCTTCATATCTTATAAGTTCTTCATCAATTTTTTCTAATATCCATAATTGTTGCTGTCCGTTTTCTACATATTCCCATATTTGTATATTCCCACCATTAGAAGTGTTACTATTTTGTAAATCAATAACGTAATTAGTATTAGCCAAATATATTGAATAAGAATTATTATCTCTTTTTGTGAATGTCCATTTTTGAGCTACATTATCTGTATCGCCCCACATCTGTACATTAGTACCATTTTCAAATACGGCTCCTTGTACATCTGCTACCATTCCAGAACCAACATTAATTATTTTATATGTTCCATCTGCTCTTTTAGTTATTTTAAATTTTTGTGCATTTGTGTTATTGTTTTCATATACTTGTAAATTTGCTCCTGCTTCTAATGAACTATTTAATACATCAAATACGAAATTATAATTTAGTTTACTATGTATTCTGTAATATCCTTCTTCTATTTCATTTGTAGTTAATATATTCTGATTCAAAATGACGTTCTGATTAAACACATTAGTAATATATTTAATAATATATTGATATAGTTTAGATCCATTTTCGTTTTGTATCTCTTGAATAATTCCCCAGTATTTTATTTCTCCATTTTCTTTTATCATTACTATGTCATTTGCTTTTGCTGTTGTTTTCTTTAATACATTTACTGTAGTATTTGCATTTGTTTCTTCATCTATATTAATCTCGTAATTAGATAATTCAACAATGTCTTTAACGCTAAAGTCTTTATAGTCGAAGATATACATATATGTATCGTCTGTTGTTATTTTTATTTTTTCTTGCTTTAAAACTCTAATATCTATATCTGTTGTATTTGTTGTATCTCCATCTACGCAAGAAATTTGTGCGTTATATATTCCACCAGTTGCAGGTGCAGTTAGCTCTACTTCATATTCATCAGTCATTTCGTTATATGTTGCATTATACAATTTATTATTAAATTTAACTGTTACAATTCTTGCCATATCTAAACCACCTTGTAATATGCATAAACACTAACTTCTGCATTTAATATTTCGTTATCTGCAGACATAATTAATTCACAAGATTTTCCTTTTGGGAATTTAATAACATTATTGTTGGAAGGATCTATATTGTCTAATTCAAATAAATCTGTATAAGTGCCATCGGTGTTTTCCTTTCTAATATAGAAATTATTTCCTTGTGTACAATACTCAAATGTTTCATATTCTTTTAAATCTACATTTACTTCTATTTCTTGATAAACTTGTCCTTCAACTTTTAGAGTAAGTGTCGGATTTTCAACTGGGCCTTTAATCTTTATTAAAATGGGAGCTGGCACATGACCTTGGTTAATATATTCTAATGTTCTATTGTTGTAATCGACAAATTTACTATCCCATCTAAAATCCCATCTAATTTCGTTAGCTTGTGCAGAAGTAGAATATATAGTTTTATTTTCTTCGTACCACAAGCTTAAGCAGTCAAATGTAATAGGACATTTTAATATTCCATCTATATCTATTTGCCCTTTTCCAATGCTTTGTATATTTACATCTTTTAAGTACTCTTTAATCGGAAGATTTTTGTATGGTATTTTATATCCAAATCTTAGTTTTTCAGAACTTTCTATATAATCTACAAAGCTTTTATAATTATCATAACAGCTAAAATTAGCTGTTCCAGTTATTTGTCCTTGTTGTACATTTCTTAAAGTTTCGAAAAAGGAATTTCCTATTTGTTCATAAGTAGTATTGTAAGAATACCCTAGCCCATCAGGTTCAGATAAAAAACAAGACTTGTATAAATCCATTAAGTTAAATTCTTGTCCTTTTTCGTTAATAAGTCTAAATTGTCTTACCATTTTTTCCTCCAGTTAAGAATAAAAAAAGAACAGTCAAAAACTGCTCTTTTATCGTATTTTTAAGGTATATAATTACTCTAATAATAAAATAAAACGGCTTAAAATCTATTCTCGTAAGCCGCTTTTTTTGATGCTTTTAATTTATTTCTATATATTTTCCTTTTATATAAGGTAATGTAACAGAAGCACCTATTGTACTTGTATAAGTATATTCTCCGTCAGAAGTTCCATATATTGTTATTATATCATCTTCTAAAATTTTATCTTCGCCTTCTTCTGGAGTATATGTAACATATATTGTATCTGTATAATATGTAGTATAATTTCCTTCTTTTGTAATATTTACTCTTAAACTAACACTACCATAGCCATAAAGTGCTTGAATTACTTCTCCAGTAACTTTAACGTTTGTTCCTTTGAAGTTATCTGGATTCCTTGCCATTTGTTCAAACGTGTATGTTTGACAACTAGATTTAAAATCTTTTTCTTCTTGTTCTTTTGCTATTCTTTCTTGTTCTTCTTTATTCTTTTTTTCTTCATTTACTATTTTTGAAAAAGCTACATTTAAATCGTTTTGTACATCATTTACATATTTTAACTCTAATTTACTATTTGTACAACCAGCTAAATCATATTCGCTTTTAAGTTCGCACACTAAATTTTGCTCATTCTTTGTTACTTTGTATTCATATCTATCAATATTGTGTTCATCTCGTATTAAAAAATAATAAGCTCCATTGTCTGTTTCGTTATATCCACAAATTCCTTCATACTCGATAGGTGTTGTCGAAGTATTAAATTGACTTGATCTATTATATTTTATCTTACATACTCCGTTTTCAAATTCTATAGCACCAGTTGCATTATAAGTATATCCTGCTCCATTGTCACTATCTAAAATAAAAGTATATATTCCATCATAATCTTGAGTTGCTTGATATTTTTTTTCTTCTGCTTTATTTGAATCTGTTAAATTATTCTCTACTATATTGTTGTCTAAATTTTCATTTTTTTGTTGTCCAAAAATCAATGCAATAATTATTATGATTACAAATATTATCCAAAACCACTTCTTTTCATAAAATTTCTTTTCTTGTTCCATACAATCCCCTCCGAAGGAATTATATACAACTTTAAGTTATTTGTAAAGTTTAATATTTGCTTCCAAATTTTCTATTAATATAATTAAAACATTGTTCAAGTTTCGCTTCATCTAACTCTTGTACATTAAAAACAATTTGAGGAGTGGTAAATATCATTTTTGATTCATCGCCTACTCTACTTATTATTCTTCCTTGTTTTGATTGAATAGCATTAAATAACTCTGCATACTTGCTTTTTACATTTATATTTTCCAACTTGCTTTTTATTTTTTCACTCATATTATCTATTTGATTATAAATATTTTTTTCTTCATCTTCTAAACCTTTTTCAGATCCTAGCATTACCATCTTAAATATTTTTCTTGTTTCTCTAGAAGGTGAGTGTATATCAAAGGATTTTTTTAGTCTAGATAAAATTCCATCTGCAATTCCTTGTGCTTTTGCAAATAGTGTTGGTTCTTTTGATTGCATTTCTGTTAACATTGGCTCCATTGCGTTTTTCATTGCTTCTTGGGTTTCTTTTGGCATACTATCATAAGAAGCAATTATTTGGTTTACTAAATTACTTGTTTCTTCGTCTATTTCTCCACCATACATTTCAGTTTGTGCTACCATTGCTAGCCAAGTTCCTAATTCTTTTTCTTGCTCTTCAGACATGTTTTTATACATATCTTTCCAAATATCTTTCATGTTTTCTTTGTATCTATAATTTTCATTTGATATTGCTTGGTTCTTATTTGATGTTGTAAGTAATTTATTGTTTTCAAAACTTTCTATTGCTCCGTTATGTCTGTTTGTTTCCTCTTCTACCTTACTGTTATACTCTTGAAGTTTTGTATAGAATCCTTCATTTTGTTGAGCTCTTTGTAAATATCCATTTGCATATGCTGCATTTACTTGTGCAACCTCATCATTTGCTTCTTGTATTGCTGTATTTTTTTGTTGCATAATTCTATTATATTCATTTGCATATGCTTCATTATCTAATGTTGCTTTTTCTCCATATCTTTGTTGTAATAAAGCTATCTCTTGAGTAGTTCTTTCATTTATTATTCCAATCTCTTTTGAAGCTTGTTCTTGAGCTGTTTTTATCCATTCTTGCGAATTTACTTTATATTCTTCTAAATTTCCTTGAAAACTCTGTGCATTTTGCACAGCTTGTTGAGTAATAGCCGAAGAAATATTCTTTTGTATTTCTAGTTCTCTATCTTTTAATTCTTTTAATTTAGCAAAATATTCGTCTAATTGTGTTATTTCTTCTTGAGTGTAATCTCTACGTTCATTTGATGCTGTTTTACATATTTCAGTTATTCCATTTTGTACTTCTTGCATATTTTGCTCTAGTTTCGTTTGCTCCTCTGAACTAGCAAATAATGTTGTATTAAATTCATCTAAATGAGATTTTGCACTAGAAATTCCTGTAACAAAATCTGTTGCACCACTTCCAACATTAGATAAAGAATTTTTCGTTTCCTCTTCTGCTTTGTTTATTTGATATATAATTGCTGCAACTCCAGTAGTAATCGCTGCCACTGCAATTCCCATAGGACTTGCTATTGCACCAATTCCTTTCGCTAACATGTTTGCGCTGTTATTAGTAGATTCAACACCTGTCTTTAATACACCTACAGCTTGTGAAAAAGTTCCTATAGATTTTACAACCGTTCCTACTCCATTTCCTAATTTACTTATTATTTTTACAGCTGGACCAATTGCTGCAACTAAAGCAACTGTTTTTATTACGTTTTTCTTTTCCTCGTCCGATAAATTTACAAATTCATCAACTAAATTTTGTATCCAACTTGCTAAATCTTTAATGTATGGAGATAATTCCTTTTGAATTGCAATACCTGCGCTTTCTAATGAACCACTTAAGCTTTCTAATGCTCCTGCAGTATTATCTAACATAGTGTCAGCCATTTCTGAAGCTGCTCCATCAGCATCTTCAAAAGATTTTGTCATATTAGACAATTCGTCAGAACCTCTATTTACAAGAGCTAGCATTCCAGATAATGCTTCTGTACCAAATATTTGTGCAAGGGCTTGATTTTTTGTTTCATCTGTTAATCCTGCTGTACTCTTTTGCAATGCTTCCACTATTTCTGTTAAGGATTTCATTGTACCATCAGAATTATAAAATTCTATATTTAATTGTTCCATAGCCTCTTTCACTTGCTTTGTTGGTTTTACAATTCTAACTAATCCACTTCTTAATGTTGTACCTGCTTGACTTCCTTTTATTCCAGCATCAGACATAATACCTATGGCTGCTGCTGTTTCTTCAATTGATAGTCCAACTGTCTTCGCAACTGGTGCTACATATTTCATTGCTTCTCCCATGTCTTCTGTTTGAGCATTTGTCCTTGCTGCTGCTTCTGCAAATACGTCTGCTACATGTGCTGATTCATTAGCTTCTAGTCCAAATCCTCTAATTGCACTAGCCGCAATTTCTGATGCTGTTGCAAGTTCTGCACCACTTGATGCTGCTAAATCTAGTAAGCCAGGCATTGCTTCCATTATTTCAGATGTTGTAAAGCCTGCACTTGCTAAATTTTCCATTCCAGATGCTACTTCTGATGCACTGAAACTAGTAGAAGCTCCTAAATCTATAGCTTGATTCGTTAATTGTTCTAATTCGTCTTTAGTTGCACCTGATATAGCTTGTACTCTTGACATTTGTTTTTCAAAGTCATTTCCTGTAGTTACTGCTGCAGTTCCAATTGCCAATATAGGTAATGTTAAGGATGTTGTTAATTTACTTCCTACATTATCTATTTTACTTGATATGTTAGTAAATTTATTTCCAAACTCTTCTAGCTTTTTCCCTGCTTCGTTCCATTTGCTTGCTTGTAATTGTAGTTGTTTTAGTTTATTTTCTGTGCTTGCAATTTCTCTCTGAAGGTTTCTATAATTTTCTGGAGAAACTTTGCTCATATCTTTGTTAGCTTCTTCTTGTATCTTTTTTAATTGCGATAATTTTTCAGAAGTTGTTTCTATTGCTTCAGATAATATTTCTTGTTTTTGGCTTAATAATTCTGTGTTTTTTGGATCTAGCTTTAATAAGGAATTTACTCCTCTTAATTCTTTAGTTAAACTAGATGTAGCAGAATTTACTTTACTTATTGCTTTTTGTAAGCCTGATGTATCTCCACCTATTTCAACGATAATGCCTTTTATACTGCCTGCCATATTATCCTCCTACATTCTTGCAACTAATTGATTAATTTCTTCTTGCGTAGCTTTTCTTACTCCATTTGTTGTTTTATCTTTATCTTTTTGTAAAAACGATATAAAAATTTTTAAAATATCTACATATGTCAATTCTTTTAAATCTTCTATAGTTATCCCTATTTTTAATGCTGTAGCAAAAAAATCGTGTTCTGGAAATTTTAAATTTATTTCTTCTTCGCTTTTTACTATTTTTTTTAATTCCTTAATAGCTTCTTCATCCACAAAAGTTATCGACGGCAAATTCCGTTACCTCGACAATCCAATCATCTGTTGTATTGATTCTTTTAATTAATTTAAGCCAATCTTCATATTCGCCAATTTTTGGATTTGCTGTGTAGCAACAAATATAGGCAATTCTTGTTACTGCTTCTATATAGTTATCAATACTTTTAAGCATTAATCGAGATAACTTTGTTGTTATCTCGACTTCTGTTATTTTTGGATTTTCTTTCTTTAATTGATTTGCCATCAAAGTTTGCATAGTTATAAAATTTTGTATTATTTCAAAATCTTCGAATATTCCTCTATTAAATTTTTTTCTATATTGAATATAAGTTAATGCATTGCAATCTATATCGAACTCTCTATCACAAATTTTTACTTTTTTCATTTCGCTATTTTCCTTTCAAAATCAAAAATCAGTATAGTTAAGCTATACTGATGGTATCTCTGTTGGTTCATATACTTTTTCAAAGAATTTTTCATAAATTTCTTTGTTTTCTTCTGAATAAGGTAATTTTATTCTTACATCTCCAGTATCTGTTCTAGCAGATGTTGTAATAGATAATGTATTTGTATTTGGTGTTTTGGTATCTTCTGTTGTGTTTGCTTCTGTGCTTGGTCTAGAAACTGTTGTATTATAATAACAGAATCTAGTTCCTGTTTGATCTCCTTCGACTTGATACATAAATGCAAATGGAGATATTTTATCATTTACGTTTTCGATTATTGCTCCATTAGCATCTTTTCTTTGCCCTAATATTTCTGTTTCAAATTCTTCAGGTAGCTTTGCAATTTCCAAATCTCCACTATATCCATTATTAGCAAAACTCTCCCAGAATTTTATATTATCTGCATAAAAAGGCTCACTATCCCCTTCTGCATCCAGTGATAAATTTACTGCGCCTGGTACCTTAAAAGGCATTCCAAAAGTTATAGAACCATCCTCTCCAATAATCATTTTAGCAACATGTACATTACTTAATCCAAAGTAAACTCTATTTCCATCTTTACTCATACTTTTTCTTCCTCTCTTTTAAATTTCAAAAAAATAACTTATCTGCCAAATTTTTTCATCTGACAGATAAGTCGTTTCTGATTTGTTCCAACAAACATCGTATAAAATTTTGTTTTCAATCGTATTAATTAAATTTAAATCTATATAATTCATAGTTATATCTAATTGAATATTTCCTAGTCTGTGATAAACTTTATTTTCTGCAAAAAAATTAGTTGTTTCTGTTTCCAATGCTACAGCATGTGGAGGATTGACCTCTTCTTGAAAATTACCATAAGCATATTGTATTTTTTGTTCTTCAAATCTTTTCGCTAATTCTTGTAGGTTCTTCATGTTTTAGAACTCCTTATAATTGTTTCTTTTATTTCTTTTTCATATAATTTGTTATATTTTTCTTCTATTGGCTTAATATGTGGTTGAGCTTTTGTATGTCCTCCGTTTTTTGTAGCATGTCCATTTTCTAATAAATGAGTTAACTGATAATTTGTTTTATTGTATATATCTACTATATATCTTCTCTTTGACTTCGTATATTTCTTTCTGCTCCATCCTTTCCAGTAAGGATTTTCTCTTGGTCCTTTTTTACTTGGTTTTCGTCTTGGAGATTCTTTTTTTAACTCTTTGACAGCTTCTTTAGATAATTTTTCTGTTGCTTCTTTTACTCCGTCTTCTATATCTTCAACATAATTTGTTAAATATTTTTTAACTATTTTAGACAAATTATCTATTTTTATGGAATTAGACATTATTAATTTTCCTTTCGCATATTAATATAAGTTCATCAAGATTTTTCTTTTGAATACGAATTATCGTATATTTTACATCCATATAAATTAGTTCTTGTTCATTATTATAATTTAAACTACTAATTACTAATCTCAAAGTAGGTTTATATCCGTTTTGATTTGCTTGATAATATTCATTTGCATATATATCTTCTTCATCTATAATCGGTACTTCTTTCTCTTCTATTTTGTCTATAGTTTGAATGCCATTTGTATCTTTTTTATATGTTGTAGATAACAACTTGCAACTTACATCACGCATTGTTATCTACCTCCTCATTATTTTGCTTTTGATATTCTTCAGAAAATTGTAATTCTCTTAAGTTAGATTTATATCGTTTTAGATATTCTGTCCTTTTATTGATATCTCCATCTCCAAAATGAGCCTTAACATATATTATTATTGTATTTTGTATTAAATCATCTTCTATGTTTTTATCGACATCTATATTTACTCTTTTTAAGTCTGATATTGCAGATTCGATAAGCATAGTAATTTCTTTATCTTTTAAAGATGATGAATCTACTATACTCAAACATTCTTTAGCAATTTTCAAGAGTTTTTCTACTTCTTGTTTCATTTATATCCCTCCTACACAGAAGGAGTTGTACTAATATATCCATTTACAAAAGCTTTATTATCTCTGATTTTACAATCTTCTCTTTCAATACCTCTAAATAATGTTAGATCTTCTTCGAAAGCATTTAATTCTCCAATAGCTGCAACATTAGATGTATTAAGTGTTAAGCTTTTTCTGTCAAAGAATCTTATTCCTTCTTTTAAATCTCCAATTATAAATGGAATTTTATTTGAACTTGTTGGTAAATCTGCATTAGGTATTACTTTTACAGGAACTGTAGTTGCTCCTGCGCATAATCTTAATTGCATAGGTTCAGCTGGATTAGGTTGTAATATATAATTGCCTTCGTTGTCTTTTAATGTGTCTAAATATTGTAAGCCATCATCATTAGTTACAATTACAGATGTAGATTTGAAAGCACTTCCTAATGTAACATTTAAAGTTTTCTTAATATCATCTAATCCATTTAATTCTTGTTCATCTTGTGTTTTAATTAAATCTAGAATTATTTTATTTCTTGTTACTCTAGATTCATCTCCAAGCCATTCAACAATTGTATTAACAATGTTTGTATCTGTATCTTCTAATAATTCATTTGTAATTGGTAAATATCCTGCATATTTAGATATTTCAAAATCCATTCTTTCGAATTGAGGTGTTGAAGTTTTTGTTATTTTTCCACCTTCGCCAACTTTAGTAAATCCTGTTTGTTGGCTTCTTTTCTTAAACGTTCTGCTACCTTTATTTGTAGAAACAATTTCTACACTTACTAAATCTATTAATGAAGCTTTTGCTTCTCTTCTTTGTTCTACTAAAGTAGAAATGTCTTCTGGAACTGTATATCCACCATCTGCTGGCGTTCCTTCGTTTAATCCTTTTGCAATATTTTTTATTTCTTTATTATCTTCTTTTTTGTTAGCTATATTTTTTTCTATTTCTTCTATGTCTTCTTCATTTAGTTTAGCAACTTTCTTTTCATTTTCGAATAATCTTTTTTCAACTTGATATTCTTCTTGTAATTTTTCTATTTCGTCTAAAAGTTCTTTTGCCTTTTCTAAATCTTTATTTTCACCATCTGTATATCCTTTCACTAAAGCTTGTTTACTTTCAATTTTTGCTAAAAGTTCTCTCATTTTTTTATTCATAGTTTTATTCCTCCATTTTTTCTTTTTCTGAAAATAAAAAAGAATCCAAATTCTTGATTTTTAAATCAATCTCGGATTCTTCATTATTTTTATTTTTTTCTTTGCCACCATAATTTTTAGTAGTTCCTGCTCGTGGCTGTGCTGGAACTGCTACAAAAGACACTTCATAAGCTTCTTTTGCTCCATCTAGTGTAAAATAACATATCTTTTTGCCATCTTTTGTGTCATATTCCTGTCCCCAATAATGAGTACAATAATGCTTCATATTGTCTTCACCGCAAATTGAACAGTATGCATGTTTTGCTCTACAGCTTGTAGAAACTTCTTTCTTTATTCCTGCCTTAATTTCTGCAATTAAATCTGCATTCTTGTCTGTTTTAATCATATAGCATTTAGCAATCAACTTTGTGAAAATTTCTCCAGCTTCAGTTAGTTTACTTGAATCTTGTTGCAATTCTGTATCATAAACTCGAGCTATTTGATTATCTGCTGTTCTTTTGTGGTCTTTTATCATTGTTTTCCCAATATAAAGTTTCTTTAAATCTTTTAGGGCGTTTAAGTTAAATGGTTCATAATTTCTATCATCTAAACCGTTATCTCCTAATATTAATTTAAATGTAAATACTTCTTCTGCTTTTAGAGGAGCAAGAGTAAATTTGTTTATTTTTTTAATTTCTTCCTCTGTTACATCTTGATTTTCTACTTCTGCAGATTTGCATATTATTCCTTCGTCAAGAATTTTTTCAGTACTTTCTCCATACTCTTCTCTATCCATTTCTTTTCCTCCTCCTTTCCTTCTGAATTATTTGTATATTGAGTTCCTGCTAATTCAACAGGAATGCTTGCACCATTTCCAAGAAGTCTATTTCCTCCTGCCATTGCAGGTTTATCCAAATAAGCTCTCGCCTCGTTAGGTGTATATATAAAATTAGACACAGCTTGACTTAATGTTTCAATCTGTGTCTTTTGGTCTGCTCTTAACAAAACAGCAATATTAAATTTAAAATAAAATCCTTTATCTATTTCTTCTCTTGAAAGAAGTTTGTAATTTAGTTCCTCTTCATATTGCTTTAGAATATAAAGCAATGTATCTTTATAAAAACTTAATTGTTGTGATTCAGAACTTGCATAGCTAGATTTTTCATAATCTCCAATCTGGTTTGGTTTAATACCAAATGCAGATGCAATTTGTAAAGCACTATATTTTTTTACTTCAACAAATTGACTGTCTGCAAGTTTAACATTTAGAGGAGTTAATGTTGTTCCCACAGGAATTGGAATAATATTTTTTACTTCTTTATCATCTAAATCACTACCAGCAAAATCCTCTATCATTTCCTTAAAATTTTTCAAATTATTATCTGATAAATCTGATGTATATTGAACTACAGCTTTAGCTGTAAATCCACTTTTATACATTTGATTTAACATCTTCTGTGCTTTTACATTTCCGTCTATTGTTAATTTAAGTTGATCTTTTACTGCTATTCCTTTTATTCCATCAAAGCTCATAGAACTTTTTACATGTATTATCTCTTCAGAGGAAAACTTATATAACTTTCCTCCATGCGAATATATGTAGTAAATATCAGGTATATCAGATAAAACTTTTTGATCATCATACCAAATTTCTACCTCATCAGAAGGAAGAATCCATAATGTCATTTTTTTACTTGCACCTTTTATCCATGCATAAGCATCTCCAAACTGATTTCTATTATTTTCCATTGTTCCCCAAAAAGTTGTTGCAGTCATATATGGATTTGGTCTATCGTGAATTGTAAAATACAAAGGATGTCCTCTTGCTGTTACCACTCCACCGTCGGAATTATATTGAAATATTTTTAATGGTACTTTACCAACGGATTCACAAAGTAATTTCAAACAAGTAAAATAAGTTACTTCAGATAAAGCTTTTTCGTTTTTTCCATCTATCCCTAAAAAATTAAGTAACTCTCGCATTGCATTATCTTGCGTTTGTTTATCTCTTAATACATTTATTGCATTTTTAATTCTAACTTTTAACTTTGTTTTCACTTACTTGCCTCCTAATTCCATCCCATGTTGTTTAAATACTCTTCCATTTCTTTGTTGTAATCTATTTTTTCTTCTTCTTTTAACTTCATTTGTGTAATATGAGCATCTATCATTGCATCGCAAGGGTCTATTCTTTTATTTTTTGCATTTTTTTCTTTGTCAATTTTTTTCTCTCCAAAACTATTTTTTACAATTTTAGCATTAGAAACACTATAGCTAAGTAGTTCTTCACGTTTGTTGTATTTAATCTTTCTAGATTCTACATTAAGTTGCATATCTTCTGTTCCATCGTGCAAAAATCTAGCTGATTGTTTTATTTCTAACAATGGCACACCAAATTCCTCCAAATCTGATAAAAAAACATCTGCATTATGTGGGTCATATCCAATTCCTTGCAATTCTAAATCATATTTTTCTATTATGTCTTTTAAATATTTAATAATAAACTTATAATCATTTTTGAATGTTGTTTGTCCACCTGTTACAGTAATAAGTCCTTGTCTTTCCCATAAATCATATGGAGCTATATCTGTTGTAATATGCTCTTCCATTCTTCCTCTTGGCATAAAAGAATGTGTAGCTATAAAAAACTCATTATCTTTTAGTGGAATTTCTATAGCAATAGTTGTTAAATCTCCACCAGAAGATAAATCTAATCCAGCATAACATTTTGAACCTTCTAAATCTTCTAATTCTAAATCAGATTCACATTTTTTCCATTTTTCTGGGCTAATGAATATATCTTCTGTGTTTTGTACCCATAAATTAAGGGACTTTGTCATAAAGTCCCTTAACTCTTCACTTCCCATATCTCTAGCAGTTTGCATATCTGTTTTTAAATTTTCTAAACCTTGTTTTGTAGATGCAAGATATGGATTAGCTTTTATTAAATTTTTTGGATCAAATATATTGTCTTTTTCATCTAATGCATATATATCAACAAAAAAGTCTTCTGCTTTTGCTATTCCTTTTAAAATATTTATACAGTATCTGTCCATTTCATAACATGCACTATTTAGTTTATCGCCTCTGGTTGTAATAATACTTATTAATGTTTCATCTAATGCTCTAGTTCCATTATAAATAGCTTTATATGTTTTAGCATCTGGATGTTGATGATATTCATCTATAGAAGCAAAAATTGCTCTAAATCCTTCATCTAATCCCCCTTCTCGAGAAAGAGCTTCAATTGTGCATTTGCTATCATTAGCAATTATTAAAGATTTATAATCTTTAATTTCAAAAAGCTCTTGCAAATCTTTGTCTGCTTCTATAAATTTTTTCATTTCTTCCCAGGCGATTCTAGCTTGTCTTTTCTTTGTAGCAACTGTAAAAAGTTTTCCATAATGATAACCACTAAACCCAGCTATATATGTTCCTTTTATACCATTTTCAAAAGATTTTCCATTCTGTCTAGCCATACTTTTATAAGAACGTCTAAATCTTCTTTTTCCATTTAATTTTAGCCAACCAAAAGGGCATCCAAAATCAAAGATTTGTCCACCAACAAGTTTAACTGGCTTTTTTTCAAATCCCTCTCCAATTGTTAATGTTTCTGCATATTCTATAATTCTTTCAGAGTTTTCAGGATTCCAAATATATGGAAAATCTTTAGTTCCTTGCCTTTTTAAATCTTCAAGATGTCTTTTACAAGCTAAAATATGCAACTGTCCCATTTTGTTTTCTTCTATGGTCTTTTTTGCATATTCTGTAACTCTATCTATCATAATATTTTAAACTTATTAAATTTATTTTCTTTTGGAGGCTCTTTAGCCTCTGGCATTACTAATCTAGCTCTTGAAGATATAGATAATCCTAAATCATTTGCGCAAGCTCTACATTGCTTTAATGCTCTATCCTGATAAGTTAAATACAAATCAATTTGTGACATATAATCTTTTTTCTTTTCCGTTTTTCTTGCTCGTGCCAATTTCCCATTTAGTTCATTTAATTTTTTAGTATAACTAACATAATTTGAATTAGAAATTAAATAATGAGCTAGACAATCTTCATCTAGCTCTGTAATTATTCCTATATCTAATAAAATTTTTGCAATTCTATAAAACTCTTTTTTTTGCTCATCTGTTAAATATTCTGGAGCAGTAACATTAATATAGTCAGTTTTTATTTCTGTTTTTTGTCTTTCTTCTATTTCTGCCTTTGTTAAATGCTTCTTTCCTTTAGCCAAAATCAAGTTTATAGGCTGTTTTTGATTCCCACGTGGCATTAGACCTCACCTTTCGTTTTTTGTCCTTTTAAATTGATTTGAGGGACTTTTTTGTACAAAGAGGAGGGACGCACCGTTCTAGATTTAAACCTTTAAAACTTTTTTATGTACCCCTAGCCTCTTCTATTATTTTCTTTTACTTTAATATTGTTCAATCTATTGGTTCTAAATTATATATTTTTCTTATTTCATTCATTGTTTTAAAATTAAATATATTTTCTTTGTTTATCATTCTTCTAATTGTGTTCTTGTATTCTTCTATCTCTTCATCTTTTCTTTTTATTTCTTCTTCTAATTCTATTCTTGTTTTTCTTTGAGATATATCTTTTGCATATTTTAATTCATATGTATAGCGACATTCTTTACAACTATTATGTCCTTTACATTGTATGTTTCTTTTGCTGTCGCATTCGTACAGAATATCTATTCTATCTTTATATTCATTTGGAATTACGATTGCACTAAATATCTTCACGTCTTTTTCCTCTTCTTAAATCTATTGTGTTGTATATTATGATGTTTATGACATAATGCTATTAAGTTACTCCACTCTAGTCTTCGTAGCCAACCTGTTGGTGTTTGTATAGGTTCTTTGTGATGTATCTCTTCTGTTAATTGTATTGTATATTTACCTTCTTGCTTTGCCTCTTCTTGACACATCTCACAATATGGATGTTTAATCTTATATGCTTCCTTAAGTAGCTTCCAATCTTTACTGTTGTAAAAAGTTTTATATTTATTATCTCTGTTCTTGTTATATCTACTCATATTTCTTTGTTTGTTAATTTCTATTTCTTTATCTACAATCTTTTGACAATTGCTGCAATATCTATTAGGAGCTTGTATTACCTTTTGGCATCTTGCACATAACTTTAATAACATCTTATTTTTCTATCTTCTTTCTAGTTCTTACTTTTGTCTTTTTCTTTTCTTCTTTAACTTCTTCTATTTTCTTAACATTATCTTCTTTTGTTTCTTCTTTCTTTTCTATTACTTCCATTACTACTGCTAATCCAGATTCCTCTATTTGTTTTGCTCTATCAGCATCATTTATAATATAAATATCTCCTTCGCTAATTGCTGCACTTCCATTCGCATTGTATTGTATTTCTTTATCTATAATTTCTTCAATTAGCTCTGGCATTTTATCATTATAGTTTTGTTTTGCTATTACTTTAAACATATCTTTCTTTTTCCTTTCTATCTTTTTATTTAAAAAATTTATCCAATCCTTCTCTGTACATTTTTCTTTGTAGTTAAAATTGTTTGGAATGTTATTAACTATTTTATTAATATTTAAATTGCTTAATTGCATATCTAATATATATCCATTCTTTTCATCTTCAATACTTTCATATGCACTAGGAAAGTTCGTACATAATACTGGAGTTCCATATTCTAAACACTCATTAATAAAGTAGCTATATCCTTCTGTATCTGAAAGTTGAACTCCATAATCAGCCTCTACTATATAATCAAAAAAATTATGAGATGGTTTCATGTATACAATTTCTTCTAAATTAAAGGGCTTTTTATTATATAACTCTAGATCTGTAAATATTGTCCATCTGAACTTTATTCCTGCTTTTTTTTAATTCTTGTGCTAATTTAAGCATTCTTTCATAGCCTTTTTCTTTGCTGACTCTTGTTGCGCTAATTAATTTTAATATTGGTTTTGTTTCTTGTATTTCATCTAAAATATTATATATTCTTGTTATTTTTTCTTCTGGATATAATTTTTTAAAAATTTTACAAACATGCTCTGATACTCCAACATGTTCTGTAGTTTTATGCCATTTATTATAAGTAAAATTAACTTCTTTAGCTCTTACATAATCTGCATGTACCATTTGAATATATCTTCCACTTTTGGCTACTACACTTTCTGGATATTCTCCCCATGCAGATGCACAAACACAAATATCACAAATATATTTCTTATTAGAGTCATATTTTTCTACATTTTTTACATTTTCTTTTATTCTTTTTAGATTTTCTTCATCAGCTATACTATATAAAAATGTTATATTATAATATTTTTTTAATTTTTTAGTAAAGTTATATACAAATGTATCTACTCCACCAAATTTTAATAAATTATTATGATATAATATTATGTTTTTCATTTATATTTTCTCCTGTTTTTTCTTTTAATTTTGTTAAATATTCTTCTAATTCTTTAACCGATTCTTCTATTAATATTATTTTACTAATAAGTTCTTTTTTATTTATGTTATTAAGTTCTGAACTTTCTATTTCTTTGATTGTATTTATATCTTCTATGCAATACATTACCTTTCCGTTTATTTTATAAACTTTAAATAATTTTCTTATTTTATCATTAATAAGTTCTGTATTTATTTCGCTCATTGTCTTATGCGTGTTGATTACAATAAACTTAGAAGAACTTATTATGCTTTTGTCTTTGTATTTTTGTAATGTTTTAATACTTTTTTCCAAATCTATTTTGTCGTCGCTAGTTAATTCTTTGAGTATATTTATTGTATAAACTTCGTTTTCTATTATTCTCTGTTTAATCATCTTTACATATCCTTTAATTTTTCTTGTGCTTTTAAAAGTTTTATAACAAACTTTCCTAAAATCTCTTCTACTTTTTCGTCTATCTCTTCTTCAGACATATCTAATTCGTTATTATCTAACTTATCTTGAATTTTTACTGCTTCGTCTAAAGTATCTGCTATTGATTTAAAAATCTCTGCTAGTTCTTTTATTTCTTCTTTATCATTTTTTACGCTCATCTTTTTTTCTCTCCTCTTTAAAACATTTATCATAATATTTGCATTGTTCACATTTACGTTTCATACATTCTTTCCAATTAATTTTATCTTTCATATATGTTCATTACCTTTATTAATAAATATAAAATTATAATCTTTAGTTTCATTTCATTCTCCTTATAAAATAAAAAAACAAGCTACACTAGAAATAGCTTGTTTAGTCAAATATTTATATTAAGAAAGGAGGTGATCTTTTAACGATTCACAATGTCTAGTACATTTAAAAAAGAGTAGACATATAAAACATCTACTCTTATGGTTGCAGGAACAAGACTCGAACTTGTGACCTCTAGCTTATGAGGCTAGCGAGCTGCCAACTACTCTATCCCGCAATATAAAAAATTGTGACTATATATGTCACAATTTCACGTAGTAATTATAATTGAATAATTTAATAATGAAAGGAGCCATCACAACTTTCTGTTGCTATTATAAATTATAAACTACTGTTTTTGAAAAAACAAGTGCAAAAACCATGCATTTTGTACGCAAAAACCATGCATTTTCAGACTATTGTATTTTTGTTATCTTTTTCATGGCTTTTTCTATTATCCTTTTAATTGCATCAGAGCTTCTAGTTTCGTTGTATATTTGATAATATACTCTGTTTCCAATGTCTACGTAGCTACACTCTTCTATATATCTTGCAATTAATAATTGTTTTTCTTTATATGTTAATATCTCTAATCTATCATCTACTGTTTCCACATCTCTTCTTAATCGTCTTATTTCCTCTTCTAGTTTCGCTATATCCTCTTCTAACTTTATTCTTTTGCTATCTACTTTTGTTACACTGTTTCCTGTTCGATCTGATATTGTATTTATACTATGTATTCCTTCTGTATCGTAATTTATTCCACTTATACTTGTATCTACTTCTAAATTCTTTAATTCTATTCTTTTATTTTTAAGTTCTTTTAGTCTTATATTTAATGTAGCTTTGTTTTCCTTGTAGTTTTTTAATAATTTAATTAAGGTTTTAATTTCCAATCTTTTGTACCTCCTACAATTTTATATTATTTTCTTTAATTCCTCTTCTAGGTTTAATTTCTTTTTATCTAATTCTGTATTGTGTTTCTCTAGATCTTCTATTTTATTATCTAGTTTTATAAAATAACTTATAGGTTTTGAGTTTATGTATCTTAATATTGTTTTGTAAATATCCTTTTTCGTTATATTTGGATGTGTTACATAAGTAAACTTTTTGATTTCTATGTTACTTATTTTAATCATAACGCTTATTGTCCATGACATATCGAAAAATCTCCATCCGTCTGCTCTAATTGATTCTGTATTGTGTTCTATAGAATAACTTAAATTATGTTTTAATCTTGCATTTATTTCATCTATTTTTCTTTCTAAATAAAACTTATATAACTTCTCTTCTGTTAATAATTTATTTTTTAATTCATTTTGAATATCATCTATTTCTTTTAATCTTTTTCTTAACTTAAACATTTGTATTCCTCCCTTAATTTTATAATTCAAATAATTTATTAATTGCATACTCTAATCCTTCTATTTTTCCATTTATTCTTAACATTTCTTCTCTACAACTATCTTTTTTTAATCCTTCTAATCTCTTTATTTCTCTTTCTAAAAGATTTTTCATTGTTAATTTAGTCATATTATGAGGCTTATTATCATAATATCGTACTTCGTCGCATTCTATTGGTATCTCAAGTACTTGTTCTTTATTTAATTGTTTTTCTAATTCCATATTTCTTCCTTTTAAGTATCCTATTTGTTCTATTATTTGTGTATAACATTCTACAGAAATTAACATCGTTGGCTGTGCAAAGCCTTTGTCATTGATTACTTTAACATTATTCATATTTAATCTTTCTCCTTCACTTTCCCCTATTTTAATTCTCATATTATCTCCTTATGTTTAATTTATCTATTAATACTTCCACCTGCATTTACATTACCTCTTATTTCATCACAATTTACACTACCTCCACAACTAATATCTCCGCCAACATTATCACAATTTATTGAGCCTCCTGCTTTTATATTACCTTTAACATTGTCACATTCAACTGATCCTTCACATTCTATATTTTCAACATCTCCATATACATATATATTGCTTTTCTTTTTTGCCTCTTCTGATATTATCTTTCCATCAACATATACTTTATTATTAATTACTTGTATGTTATTTCCATCGCATTCTATTTCTTTGCCATTTATAATTATCTTGTTCATTATTACCTCCTATTGTATATTTTTAATTTAATATTTCTTTCTATTAAACTAGATTGAATTTTTCTAAATTTTATTTCATTTTTCCATGTCATAGCATTTAGTTTAATATCTACTCCATTAGTAATGTAAATTGTACAATCTCTTCTTCCTACTAATGCTTGCTCTAATTCAAATATGTCTTTTACTAACAATTTTGGCTCAGTTAATTTATTATAAATTTCTTCTGCCTCTTTATCATAAAATTGATTTACTATCCATAATCCTCTACCATTTTTTCTAGCTACAATTAATGCTTGCCTACTACTTCCTTCTGCTTTGTCATATCCTATAACTAGTCTATCTTCCATATTTCGCTTTCCTTTCAAAATGTTGTTTTGTACAATTTATCATTTTTTCATGTGTACAATCTTCTTCTATATCCGTTTCACAATCACATTTTATTGCACATATTGTGTCATCTACTATTGCACTACTACATATATGTTCTGCCATTAAGTCTATCATCTTGTCTTTCTTCTCCAATTCTACTTTCCAGCCTTTATCTAAATCGTCTAAATCTGTATCTGCTTTTTCTTTAGCTTTTATACTATTGTTT